AATGCCATATCTTCAGAATTGTTAAATACTCCGTAAGAAGTACCACCAGCACCGTAAGAATTCATAGAAGCTAACATATCATCAATAGCTAAGCTAGTTGATCTGTCAACAAACATCATGTACTCTTCAATAGCACCTTGTCTATCAAATTCAGCTAAGATAGCATCAAATTCAGCTAAATCAGTAGCAGGGTTAACACCAGTTACACCAGTAGTAATGTTACCTCTGTTTTCGATAGCAGCAAATAAACCTTCAGTACCAACAGAATCACCAGCAGATCTTAAGTGAGAGTCAATAACGTTAGCGTTTGAAGAATCACCTTTAACAGCTTCTAGCATTGCCATTTCAATGTAATCATTGAATCTAGCTCTAGTGTCAGACTCTGCTTTTAAGTACCATAAGTAACCGCTTTGTCCACCTTCAGTAGAGATTTCAACCCAACCAATTTTAGAAGTATCAGAACCATTTACTTCGTAAAAGTCCTTCATAATAATAGGTTTGTTTTGGAAAGTCTTGAAAGTAGGCTCATTAGACGTATGTCTTTCTAGGTCTTTGTTAGTACCACTATTGTCATAGTAACCAGTACCTTTACCATATTCAGAACCATAAACTAGTAATGTTGAAGTTGTATCACCAGCAGATCCTAAAGCAGCTATAGTAGTGTTATCGTAAGTTTTAACCGTAATAGCTTCGTTAGTAATTGTAGTAACTAAACCTTTAAATACACCGTTTGCGTTAGCAACGATTACAGTATCGTTAACTCTAACACCGTGATTAGCTACTGTATAACCGTCACCAGCTACGTTTCCGTCAATATCAGAAACTACAGTAAATACATCTGAACCAGATATGAAACCTTTAACAGATATATGTAGTCTTGATTGTTCAGACCATACTACTTGATCAGCAGTCATAGCCTCTTCTGCACCAACTTGTGATAGGAAACCAGAAATTGTTCTAGGTCCAAAAACCTCAGCTTCTTTTTCCATCAAGTCTGGCAGGTATTGTTGTGACCAACCAGCGTTTGAGCTGTTAGCCAAGTCTAGATAGTTAGTTGCAAATGTAGCCTTTTGTGAAGAAGGCACACTGTTTAACTCACCACCAGGATTCGAAATTGCCATAATTTTGTAATTTTAAATTTGTTATTTATTTATTTTTAATTTTAAACTTAAAATCATTAGAAGTATCACCTAATACTTTTACTTTAATTCCACCAGCTTCAACTTCACCAAAAGCTTGTCTTGGATTCATATCAACATTTTTAGATTTAGCAATGCTATCTTTTAAAGCATCAGCTTTACCTTGTTCGTAGAAATGTTTAGCAACAGCATCAGCATTCATTGCTGTAAATAAAGACTTGTGATAACCTGCAGCATCTTCTATTTCATTATTTTTATTCAAGAACTTCTTGACAAAATTATTAATATCGCTTTGAGTTTCTTTTACTTCATTTGTATTTTTCACGTTAAACCTATACTTTTTTTCACCGACATTATATTCAAAGCCTTTAAACTTATTATTAAATAAATTGTCAGATTTTAATTTAAAAGTTTTAGCTTGACGTTCTACAACTTTTTGATTCTCTTCTGATTCTTTGTTATATCTATTAAAGAAATCTATAGCTTTTTGTTGTTCTTTGGTCAACTTTGACCCAGCTTTAATTTCTTCATAGTATTTGGACTTCTGCCCGTCCAGGTGGGCTCTAGCGTTGGCAACTTGCTCTTTTAACGCTATTTTTTTCTTTTTAATTTCTCTTTCATCATCTGATTCTTCGTCATAAGAAAAATTATCTTCCATTAAAAAACTAATTTCATCATCTGTTAGATGTTTTTTAGTTTGTTTATAGTATTCTCTTAATATACTATTGTCATCATAACTGCTGTAATCTTGATTAAGTCTTACATAGTCTTCAACGTTACCACCGGTTTCTTCCATGAAGTCCATAAGTTTTTGTATATTTTCTGGAATTTCTTTACCAGATTCTTGAGCTTCAACTATAGCTTCTTTAGTTTCTTCAACTAATTCTTCCACTTGCTCTTCAACTTTTTCTTCTTCAGTAACTTCTTCTAAAGCTGGTTGTTCTTCTTGTGTTTCAGCTTCCGGCTGTACTTCTTTTTGTTCTTGTGTGGTCCCGGTGTCCTCGGATTCAACATTCTCAAGGACTCCTGTTTCGTCAATAGTATCGTTTTTAATTTCATCTTGCTCTTGGTTTTTTGGTTTATCTAAGTTTACTTTGATGACGTTATCATCTTCGTTTGTTTGTTTTTTAAGATCAACTTTTTTTACGTTGTCTTCAGCAGCCTTTTCGACTACTTCTTCTTTTTTCTTTTTTGCCATAATATAATATAATAATAATTAATAATTGTTATCTAGGTTCAAACCCGCCTAAATCAAATCCGCCTCCTAGTATATCATTACCTGAAGACTCAAAAGTTTTAGGTGGTTTTCCACTATTTCTTTGATCTATAAGCTCACTTTGTTGTGTAGCTTGTATTCTAGTTCTTTCGTCTTTACGATCTTCTTTTTCTTTTTCTCTAGATTTTTGTCCTTCTACTTCTATATTCTTTAATTGCATGTTCATTTGAAACTCTAATTGCATGAGTTCTTTTTTAGCACTAACTTCTTGTAGCATTTTATTTGATTCAAGCTGAGCTTTAATTTGCTCTAGTTGAATATTACTTTGAGTTATTGCTTGGTTTTTTTGAACCTCAGCAGCCGCCGCAGCTTGCTGTGCTTGCGCATTAGCGTTAGCTTGCGCTTCTATGTTTTGTTGAGCTACAACTTGATCGGTTTGTTGTTTCTTTTTTCTTCTGATTTTTAAAAGCTGATTAGCTGTTTTTAAATTTTTAATTTCTCTAATATCAATAGCATCTTCTAAATTAATACTTTGTTGAGCTAAAGCAACTTGTATATTATTTTCTAACAAAGCTTTTTCTTCTTCATCAGGTTGTAATTCTATAAATATACCAAAATCATATAAATATAATTCTTTTAATTCTTGTAAAACAGAAACGTTTGAAGCTCCTATTGCTTGTATAAAAGCATCTTTTGTTGGTGAATACTCTAAAACGTCTGATATTCTTAATGATAATTTTTCTGCAGTTTCTGCTGTTAAAAATAAACCAGCTTGTAGTATATGTCTTGTAGCTGTGTTAGAATTAGCAGCAGCTAATTTTTGTACACCAACTAAAGCGTTTTTATCTGGCATACTACCATCTCTAGCCTCATTTAACCCGGTAGTATCTCTAATCATTTGTAAGTAATAATTATAATTACCAATTAAAGCTTGTATTTTATTACCACCACTACCACTTGTTATTTCTTGTATTGGTACTTTACCAGCGTTAATATCGCCATCTCCAGTATACGATCTACCAATAACACTACCTGTTTGAAAAAACATATTTAAAGCTTCTTGCGGGTTATAATTTGTACCGTTACCTAAATCAACTTCAGCTAAACCATCAGCATCTAAGTAAACACCATCTGGTACCATACGTGACATTACCTGTTGTAGCTTTAAATGAGTTAGTTGTATCATATCAGCAAAGCCTGTAATACGTCTAACTAAACTTTCTATTTTACCCTTGTACATACGTGGAGCTACTATAGAATAATTCATTTTCACTTTATTAAAATCACTTTTAGACCTTAACATGTTTTTAGATATTTCCCACTTTAGTAGTTTGTTAGTACCAAGTATTAACGCGCCTTCATAAACAACTTCAATAGCTCTTTGTAATCTTTCAAAGTTACCTTCTTTATTTTCTGGCGGATTAAAAGTATCGTCTTTTTCTATAACTTTTTCTGCGCCACTACCAGTTTGTTTTACTTTATAAACCTCGTTCATATATGTTTTATAATTAAAGTATAAAACTTGAACTTTATTGTTATCTATTTCTTTATATTGTGCTGAACCTTGGTCATAACTTGATTGATGATAATTTTTATTCTTAATTATATCTTCTAAATCTTGTTGAGTTAAAAAAGGAAATTGTTTTGCTAATTCGTTAATAGGTATTTTTTTAACTTCACCAACGTAATATAAATCATCAAAATATGGAGACTCAGTATAAGAGTAAACTAAATCAGCAGGATCAACGTATTCTATAGTTATACCTTCTGAAGTGTTAAAGTTAGTTTTTACAGCTCCAATACCTAGAACTGTTAAATCATAATAAAATCTTTTCTTTATTAACTCATAATTATTACCAGTCATTAAAAAATCTAACGCTTGTTCTTCTGCTATTTCAGCGCCTTGTTTATAAGTTAACTGCATGTGAAGCTGAACTTCTTCTGTTGTTTCTGGAAGTTCTACTAAACCACTTTTTGTAGTATCAATGCCAAAAACTTCTCTGTTGTACTCGTTTAAACTTTGCAAACTCATATCGTCTAATATATTTTGCAAATATGTAGTTCTTTTTTGAGTGCTAATATAATCTTGAGAGTAAGCTTTTATGTCATACATACGCTCAGAAATACCGTTTACAACTATATCTACAAATTTAGGTATAATTGGAACTGGTTTCCAGTCTAAATTTAAATAAGATAAATCACCATTTATAGATAATTCATCTTTATATTTTTGCACGGGCTGTTCACCTCTAGCGTACAATCTTAAATTGTGATAATTATTTTTATTTGTAGTGTATCTTGTTTGGTTATAGTCGTTGTAAAACCACTCTGTTTCAATTGCTTTTGCAACTTTTAAACCATAATCAAAGCTAAGCTTTTCAGCATCGCTTACTACTTGACTTGGAAAATAACTTTTTATAACAGACTCTGCCATATATTTATTTTATTATTTTAGAATTATAGCCAGTGTTAGTGTATTTAGCTATATTTATGTTTATTTTTTGTTTTTCTATGTTTGGATTTGGTTTATATAAATGTTTATTACAAGCCATAATAGCTAAACCACTACTAATTGTTGCGTCAAACTTTGTTCTTTTATTTATATCAAACCTACTCCAATCGTTTAATGTTCTATTAAAGTACATGTTACCATAACTACCTGTTTGCATCAAGCCAACATGACCTTGTATGTACATTTCAATAGCAGCGGCATGCGCTTGCTTTATATCTTCACTTGAGTTTGGTATGCCACCTATTTCCTTTTCAGCTGTTGAAAGCTTATTCCAAGATTTATCAGGTCTATTCATACTATAACCTCTATACCCACGTCTACGTAAATAATATAATAATCTTGGTTTGTTGTTTTCTGCAAGTATCGGCATACCATAAAATACTAGCGCCATTAATACATCTTCAAAAAATATATCTGCAGTTTGCGGTCTAGCTATATATTCAAGAAAAAACTGGCTTGGTGGCGCTTCTTCCATGCTAAACTTTGTAAGTCCGTGCAAAGAGCCTTTTGAACCTTTACCATCTACAGTACCTGATATATCATAGCTATCACAACCAAAAGCACCTATATGTTCGTTACCTGGATACTTGCTACCATTTTTTATTGATATTCTATTCTGTAAATTTGTAGGTGGTATCCAACTAATATTAAATCTACCTTTAGGATTTGGATAAAAAACAACTTGACTATCTTTAACGCCATTAACCCATTGAAAGTTTCCTACACTAATAGGTTTGTTTACACCTTCGTTATAATCTATTTGTTCGTATATTTTTACTAAATTAAATATACTGTTTTTAGCTTCATCTCTAAAAGCATGCTCTTCAGTACGTGGAAATTGCCTATAAAATTCATTTAAAGCATCTTGATCGCTTTTTAAACCTTCAGCTTCGTTGTTCCAGTGATCTATAATGCCATAATCAATTAATTCTCCGTCTGGTCCGTATACATCATTATCTGGATTATTAAAGACTGGATTTCCGTACTCATCAATAAATCCTTCGTAGTTCCACTCCATTGGGATAAAGAGAGAATAAAGGCCAGACTTTGTTTGTCCATTACG